GTACGGGTTCAGCAAGAGGAACTACCGCAAGTGATTCTGTATTTTCAACAATTACTTCTGCGGGTGGTGGCGGTGGTGGTGCTTATGCTGGAGGTACATCAGGAGTTGGATTACCTGGCGGTTCAGGTGGTGGTGGCGGTAATAGAATTACTCAAAGCGAACGCTTGGGTGGTGCTGGAACTGCTAATCAAGGTTTTGCTGGCGCAACAGGCACGGCGTATCAAGGACCCGCAGGTGGTGGTGGTGGTGCTGGAGCGGCGGCAACAAATGTTAATGGTGCAACAGGTGTAGCAGTATCTATAACTGGTTCATCTATAACTTATGCAGGCGGTGGCGGTGGCGGCGGTGGTAATAGTTCAGGCGGTACAGGTGGCGCAGGTGGCGGCGGTGCGGGAAATGCCAATGGAAATGGAACTGCGGGAACTGCAAATACTGGCGGTGGCGCAGGTGGGGCTTCTACCGACAATGGCTTGCCAGACAACACAGGTGGCACAGGAGGTTCAGGCGTAGTTATTTTGCGCGCACTTGTTGCGGCAACTGCTACAACAGGCTCGCCAACTGTAACGACATCAGGCGGTTACACTATTTACACATTTACTGGAAGCGGGAGTATTACTTACTAATGACTGTATCTAGCACTAAGACAGGTTTAATACGCGACAATATGTTGTTGAATAATACTGCTTATGCGCCATCTTTTGATTTACTTGTTATTGCAGGAGGCGGTTCAGGTGGTTGCGGCGGAACAACTGGTGGATATGTTGGCGCTGGTGGCGGGGCTGGTGGATTACGACAAATTAATGCTAATTACGCAATTGGAACAACATACACGGTAACAATAGGTGGTGGTGGTGGTGCTAGTTCTGTCGGAGGTAATAGTGGTAGTAATTCATCTATTAGCGGCACAGGTTTAACAACAGTAACTTCTTCTGGCGGCGGTAGAGGTGGGGGCTCTTATACTGTTGCTGGACAAACTGGAGGTTCTGGTGGTGGTTTTTGGAGCGGTAGCACAAATCCTGGAACAGACGGTGGTGGATATGCTGGAAATAGTGGTGGTTATTCACCCGTAGAAGGATTTGCTGGCGGTACTGGTTGGAGTAATGGTTCTAATTATTCTGAAACTACGGGTGGCGGAGGCGGTTCAGGACAAACAGGGCGCGGTGCTACTGCTATAAGAAATGGCGATGGTGGTCAAGGCACATCTAGTTATTCTTCTTGGGGAGCGGCTACATCAACAGGACAAAATTCAGGTGGAACTTATTATTATGCTGGCGGTGGCGGTGGCGGTACACCAGGTTCGGCGGGAAGTGTTTACAATTTATCTACACCTGGTAATGGCGGTTTAGGTGGAGGAGCAACTGGCGCAAACAGAAGCGGAACAGTAAGTAACGCAACTGCAAATACAGGCGGTGGAGGTGGTGGTGGTTCTATGAATGGAACTTCTAATGCTTCTATTGGCAGTAATGGTGGTTCAGGTTTAGCAATAATTCGTTTTACTGGTTCATTTACGGCTACTTCTTCAACGGGCTCACCAACGCGTGTAGAAACAGGCGGCTATACTTATTACACATTTACAGGTTCAGGTAGTATTACACTTTAAATAAGGAGAAACAATATGGCACATTTCGCACAACTAGATGAGAACAATGTAGTAACGCAGGTAATTGTTGTCGCTAATGCTGAGTTGCTCCTTAATGGCGTAGAAAATGAAACAAAGGGCGTAACCTTTTGTAAATCATTATTTGGCGCGGATACAAAGTGGGTTCAAACTTCTTACAACGCAACAATTCGCAAGAACTATGCTGGTGTTGGATTCAAATATGATTTCGTGCTAGATGCTTTTATTGCGCCAAAACCTTTTGATTCTTGGACTCTTAATGAAGATATTGCCCAATGGGAAGCGCCAACACCTTATCCAACAGACGGCAAGATTTATTACTGGTCAGAAGATGATTTAACTTGGCTAGAGGTTCCAACAACTGAGGAAGCATAATGGCTGTTTTAAGTATTAAAAATAAAATTATCAGCCGAAGTATGTTGGCGGGTAATACGGCGTATAGTCCAACTTCTTTTGAATCTATTGCTACCGCAGTAATAAGTAGTCCTACTGCCAGCGTAAGTTTTACTTCCATTCCACAAACTTACAAACATTTACAAATTAGAGCAGTACATCAAGGTTCGCAAGCCTATGGTGAAATCACTCTTAATAGCGGAAGTTGGAACAGAAGGCAATATATATATGGAGATGGAACTTCAAGAGTAAGCGGTAGTGATACCGCAAACGCTTTGTTAGGTCAGAATTCAACTCATTGGTCAAGCACTATTCTTGATTTATTAGATTACACAAACACAAACAAAACTCGTGTGTATCGCGTTTTGAATGGAACTGACCAAAATGGCTCAGGCATTGTTCATTTATTTTCAGGTTTAGATACAACCACAACCGCGACAAATTCAATTACACTTACTGTTACTGCTGGTGGCACTTGGAGTCAATACTCTCATTTTGCTCTATACGGAATAAAGGGGGCGTAGTAAATGCCAAGCACTTATGAACCGATAGCAACTACAACGCTAGGAAGTTCAACTGCTAATATAGATTTTACTTCTATACCTTCAACATATACTGATTTAGTTGTTGTGGGTTTGTTAAAAACTGCCACCGCAACTGGAAATGCTACCTACATGCGCTTTAATGGCGATACTGGTAGTAATTATTCTACAACAGTTTTATCTGGTACTGGTTCCGCAACTGTTACAACTAGATTTGCTAATCAAACTTGGATAAGACTTAATTATTACAGCGACCCTAATACAAGCCTATTTACGCCTTTTATATTAAACATTATGAATTATAGTAATACAACAAGTAATAAAAATACTATTTCTAATTTTGCGAGAGGTGATAGCGCAGGACAAATAGGATTTGATTACATGGCTGGTTTGTGGCGTAGTAGTGCAGCAATAAATCAAATTACTGTTTTTATTGAAAACTCTACAAATTTGGCGGCAGGTAGTTCTATCACTTTATACGGAGTAAAGGCGGCATAATGGCTCTGACATATCAAGCAATAGCAACCGCCACAATAGGTAGTGGTGGTGCTTCCACTTTTAGTTTTACTTCTATCCCACAAACTTATACAGATTTGTTAATAAAATTTTCTGGAAGGTCCACCAATGCTGGTGCTTATGATGATTTAATTATTAAACCAAATAATTCTACAAGTTCTATAAATACATTAGTCTTTTACGGGTTAGGTAGTGGAACTCCAGCATCAACTACTTTTGTCACAGGGCTTCCAGCACAGGGCGGTGGAGATACGCTGCCCGCAAATACTTTTGGAAACGCGGATATTTATATTTTTGATTATACAAGTTCTAATAGTAAAAACATTATGGCGAATAGTATTGCTGCAAATAATGTGGCTAGTTCTATTCAACAATTTGGAGTTATGTTATGGTCCGTTTCTTCTGCTATTACAAGTTTATATTTTGCCAATTTTAGTGGTAGTAATTTTAAGGAATTTACAACTGCTTATTTATACGGAATAAAAAACTCCTAGTAGAAAGGAAGAAACAATGCCAACAAAACTTGTAGTGGATTGCTCTACGGGAGTTACTACCGAAGTAGAACTCACCGCAGAGGAAATCGCTCAGAGAGAAGCAGACGCTAAAGCGTTCGCTGAGGCTGAAGCCGCTCGCGTAGCGGAAACAGAAGCCAAAGCCGCCGCAAAAGCATCAGCACTTGCTAAACTCGCTGAACTAGGGCTTACGGAAGAAGAAGCATCAGCCATCGCTGGCGCTTAATTGTGAAAGGGGTCGGCATTGACTACCACTTATCGGTACTTATTTGCCGACCTCTTAACCAATGAGATTATTGCGGAGTTACCGCTAACCTCAGTAAGTTTTACAGAACAGTTAAACCAGGCTGGCACATTTAGTGGCCATATACTTTTATCAGGTATTAATAGCGCCGCATTTAATATCCCTGCCGCTACGCAACCTGCCCGTAATGCTATTTATGTAGATAGAAACGGAATTTTAGTATGGGGCGGAATAATTTGGAATCGCTCATATAACAGTACAGAACAAACTCTCAGCATTACAGCAAGAGAATTTGAAAGTTATTTTGAAAAGCGTTTAATTACAACTACGCAAGCCTTTACTAATGCAGACCAACTTTTAATTGCCCGCACTTTAATAGATAACGCACAGGCTGTGGCAAGTGGCGATATAGGAGTTATTACAGGTAGTGAAACCTCAGGCATACTTATTGACCGCGTTTATTATGATTACGAATATAAAAATGTATATTCGGCTATCTTAGATTTATCTAAACAAGATGACGGATTTGATTTTAACATTTCGTTATCTTATGACCCTATTACTAATGAGCCGCTCAAAACTCTTGTATTAGGTTATCCAAGAACAGGGCATGTTTCTACGGGCGTAGGCGATTTAGATACGCCAGTATTTGTATTTCCTGCTGGCAATATTGTTGAGTATTCATACCCCGAAGATGGTTCTATTACAGCAAATAATCTTTTTGTAACTGGCGCTGGCTCTAACGAAGGTAAATTACGGGCAACATCTCAAGACACGCCATCACTTACGGCAGGGTTTCCGTTATTAGATAGCACAGTTTCATACACAGATATAACTGACCAAACAGTTTTAGATGAGTTGGCTATTGCGCAAGTCCAGGCGCTCGCAGAACCGCCACCAATTATTACAATAACAGTTCCAGCCTACATAGACCCAGTATTTGGAACTTACGAATTAGGTGATGACGCGCGTTTAATAATTACTGATAATCGCTTCCCTAATACTCTTGATGAGATTTATCGTATTGTGGGTCTAAGCGTTCAACCTGGCGAAGATGGTCCTGAACGCGTTACTATAACTCTAACAATTACTACGAATTGAGGGATTATGGCATACATTAACCAGCCACCTGATTTGCGTGTAATGTTCCAGGAGATAGAACAACGCTTGCGTAAGTTAGAAACGGCTGTCCGTTTTACCGCGCCGAATGTAAATCTAAATACTAGCCCGCCAAGTAATCCTAGAACTGGCGACATATTCTTTGATACCCATACCTCAAGGCTTGTATATTGGAACGGCACAGCCTTCAAAAAAATTACCGAATCAAGTTATCCATAAGGTTATACTTCTCGCTATGTCTGTTAATGAATGGGTAGCCCTCTCAGTTGGGGTAACAACTCTTGTAGGTGCGGTTGCTATGGGTGTCCGCCATTTAGTTAAGTATTATCTTGCTGAACTGAAACCAAACGGCGGCTCCAGTATTAAAGATAAAATTAAAGATATAGACGATAAAGTAGATAAATTAGAATTACGAATAGATGAGATTTACCGACTCTTAGTGGAGAAAAAATGACTCTTATTGAAATTGCGAAGGCAGAAATTGGATACCAAGAAGTCGGTATTAACGAAACTAAATATGGCAAATGGTATGGATTAAACAAACAACCTTGGTGTGCTATGTTCGTGTCTTGGGTATTCAATGAGGCTGGTTTTGTAAAACATGTTGCCGCAAGCAGTAAAAAAGGTTTTGCTTCTTGCGCGGCGGGTTTGGCCTGGTTCACAAAAAAGAATAAACTGGTTCCAATAGGCCAGGCTCAACCAGGCGATATTGCTTTCTTCCAATTTGATACAGATGCCGAACCTGACCATGTAGGCATCGTAATTAGAAACAACACAGTAAGAAAAATCCTAGTGTGTATAGAGGGCAACACATCAGGAAACGCTCAAGGCTCTCAGGCAAACGGAGATGGGGTCTATAAAAAGAAACGGCCATACAAGTATGTATTGGCAGTAGCCCGCCCAATAAAGGAGAAAAATGAAAACGCAACATATTGAAATCGTTAAATCAGCGCTTCGCCATTTTGCGCTTACCGCTCTAGCCTTATATCTAGGCGGAATCACAGACCTTAAAGCACTAGCATTGGCAACCGCCGCCGCTATTGTGGGTCCAGCAATTCGCGGTATAGATAAAAATGACCCTGCTTTTGGCCGCGTAGCCGACTGGGTTGATGTAGAACTAGATAAACTGGCTAAGAAAGACAAAAAGAAAAAGTAATTGCGACACGCCGAAAGACCCCGCTACGGCGGGGTTCTTTCTTTTCTTGACTCTTTGCGATAGGCTTTTCTCATGGCGTTAAAACAGTCGTTAGATAAGTATGTTGTAGAAACCACTATTTATTGCCCGTTCCAAAGACTTATAAATAAATTGTCGCCTGAGGACAGAGCGACATTAGAAGAAGCATTGGAAAAAAAATTCCCTAATATAACTATCGCTAAAGCATTAAGGGCAGAGGGGTATCGCATAGCAGAAATATCCATCATGGAACATAAGAAAGGAATATGCCGTTGCCCGCAAAGCCCACGCTCGAAGAAATCCTAGACCAAAGAAAATCCGAATACGGAGATGCTCTTTATAATTTTGAGCGTATAGGAATGATTTGGGGCGCTCTTTTAGATATAGAACCTATTGAGCCGCACCAAGTAGCGTTAATGATGGACGCATTAAAAACTGTGCGCGCATTTAATAATCCTGAACATTACGATTCATGGGTTGATAAATTGGGATACATAAAACACGCAATAGAAATAATAAATAGATGACACTTAAAGACGCATTTGATAACGAACCTGATGAATTAAAATCAGAGAACATTAGGGAATTACAAAATGCGTTTGTCCGACTACAAAAACAATTAAAGAAAGCCAAAGAACGCAACGAGGAACTAGTTGCCGCGACTCATCAAGCCGCCTTTGACGCGATGCTAACACTAGGACCTTTGTCGCAGACCGCTATCCCTGAGGTAGCAAAAGGTAGCAAATCTAAACCTGAGGTTGCGTTATGGCACATGACGGACTGGCAAGGCGCTAAACGAACCACCAGTTATAACAGCGAGATAATGAGAAAACGCGTTATGGAGTTTGCGCAAAAAGCAGTAAGAATTACAGATATACAAAGGGCTGACCACGCCGTAAAGCATTGTGTGATTATGTTTGGCGGCGACATGGTTGAGGGTTTATTTAATTTCCCGACCCAGGCATTTGAGATAGATTCCACGCTTTTTGAGCAATATGTTAATGTATCAAGGCTGTGCGTGGATGTAGTGAAATATGCCCTGTCTAACTATGAGAAAGTTACAGTATGGG